TGCTATATCTTGATGGCAAAGAGCAGGTGAGATACTTGGTACACTTGGTGGAAAGTCAAAGGCAAGTGGAAGCTTGGAGAAACTTGAGGGTACAGATACATCCGGAAGTAACGTTGTGGTGAACTTTTCTCCGGTACAAAACTTTTCTGCTGGTACTACGGCTGAAGAAGTACAAAGGGTTAATGAACTCAGCTTTGAAGAGTTTAAAAAGATGTTCGACAGATATGTAAAAGATGGTAGAAGACTGGGATTTACATAAATGAGAGATAGAATATATATAGCAGAGTCGGGAGATACTTGGGACAGTATCTCCTTTAAAATTTATGAAAATGAGTTCAAGGTTGAACTTTTAATGAATGCGAATAAGGGACTGATGCATATCTTTGTGTTCGGTGGTGGCGAAAGAGTAAAGATTCCTGAGCTACCTGAAGATGTGAGCAGCTCTTTACCTGATTGGAGAAAGTAATGGCAAGGTATACGGATTTGAGCCTGGTATATGAGGGCAAAGAAGCAAGTAACATAGGTATTGTAGAGAGCTTTACTTATGTGGATGAAGCTGAAAATAATGCGGACAATATCAGCATTACTATTGACAATGTGGATAAAAGGTGGGCGAACGGCTGGACTCCAAAGCTGAATGATAAGATAGCGGCCAAAATAGCATGGACTGATGAGAATAATAGAAAGAATAAGATTGACTGTGGTTCCTTTGCAGTAGACGACTTTTCTATATCATCAAGTCCTTTAACTTGTAGGATAAATGCTACTATAAAGCCTGTAAAAAATGAGTTTAGTGTGACTCCGAAATCAAAGCTGTGGAAAGATGTATCGGTAAAGCAGATAGCAAGTGAGATAACGAGTGCATCAAGTCTTAACCTGGTATATGACAGTGATGTGGAAGATAAGATAAAGGAACTTGAACAGTCCAATCAAACGGACTCATCTTTTCTAAAGTCTCTTTGTGACAAGTATGGACTGAGCCTAAAAGTATATGATAATAAAGCTGTAATCTATGATGTTGCAAGATATGAGGACAAAGACAGTGTAGCCGGCATAAAGCCTGATCAGTGTACACAGTGGACTTATAATAACAGCATTTTGGGAACTTACACAGGCGCCGTTTTTTCATATACCAATTCTAAAGACAATAAGACTATATCTGTGACGGTAGGCAAGAGTGACAGGCTTTTATATATCAATGAATCTGCAGATGATGAAGCTGATGCAATGAAAAAAGCAATTGCGAAAGTGAATAAATCCAATAGAGATCTTATTACTATGAGTCTTGAGTTGGTAGAGCCTATGCTTATAACAGCTACAAATTGCGTAGAGCTGTTTGGATTTGGTGGTGAGATAGATGGGAAATACTTTATAACAAGTATAAATCATAACATAGCAGGTAGCGGATACAGTCAAAGCCTTAGTCTTAGAAAAGTGATATCAAGGATAGGAGCCGGCGGTAAAGAAGATACCCAAAAAGAAAATGCATCTAAAGAAAACAGCAGTGCAGCAGATGGCATGGAATATATAGTGAAAAAGGGTGATAATCTTTGGAACCTTGCCAAAAAGTATTTGGGTAAGGGTGTGAAGATGAAAGAAATATATGAGGCCAACAAGGATGTGATCGAGAAGGAAGCGAAGAGACATGGAAAGAAAGATTCAGATAACGGTCATTGGATTTGGGAAGGAACGAAGCTAAACATACCGGGTGGAAAGAAGGATTCATGAATGATGTAATCAGGATAGGCAAGGTATCAAGCATTGATTATGAAAAAGGAATGATATCTGTCTACTATGAAGATAGGACCGCCATGGTAACAAGCACCATGCCGGTTCTTAGCAATGGCAGATATAAGATGCCAAAAGTAGGTGAGTCAATACTTGTAGCACATCTTAGTAATGGAACAAATGCAGCAGTTGTACTGGGTACAGTTTTTAATGATGTAAATGTTCCTAAGATGTCAGGTCAGAATGTGTACTATGAGGAGATGTCGGACAACACAATGATAAGCTCGGATGGCGCAGATATAACTTTGAAAATATCTGCAGGAAGTATAAATGTATCAACTCTTTTAAATCTTATAAAGCGTGTGGAAGCTTTAGAAAGAAGGTGATTATGAGAAAGCTTGGAAGTTGGGGAAAAGACCTGGTATTTTCTGTATCAAGCGATAAAGTACTTACTTTT